CTATGAATGTTTTCGCGGATTCATCAAAATTCCCCTCAAACTTAACGATGCCTTTATCAATAATGATCTGGCCTACCGCATCCTCTGCATAACCTTTCAATGTAAACTTGAAAGGAAAATCAGAATGGCCTGTGACGTTAAAATGCTCTAACTGGAGGTTGTTCATGTGTTTTTCTCTTATCGTTTAGTTACTACATTCTTACACAAATTAAGTAAGCATTTACCTATCATTTAACGCGTTTGAAAACGTATACGCTGACTGTGATCCCGGTATCTTCAAACTCGTTGGTAAACGACTTCCCTTTGGCATAAACGTAATTATCCATCGTCATCCAGTCCAGTATTGGCGCAGTGCCCGGCAATACTGCTACAAGACGCCCGCCGACTTTCAGATGCCCCAGCGCAGCCAGCGTGTGCTCTCTATGACGACCAAGCGAGTACGGCGGGTTCATAACGATTTTGTCGAACTGATAACCTGCGTTGTCCTCAGACCACTTTATGAAGTCGCAGCAAATCGTGTTCGTATACCCTTTTCCACGCAGGATATCAGCGAAGAGAGGTGCGATTTCTATGCAGGTAACATCTTCCAGATCGGCGTTGATATAGGCCAGAAGATCCCCACGTCCGGCTTGAGGCTCCAGCAGCTTCTCACCAGACTTCAATTCAGTGGCTCTGGCAACGTACTCAGCAATCAAGCGTGGGGTAGGGTAGAACTGGTGTGATTTTGTATCCGGTATTAATCCGGTAGCCACAATCGTATTTAGCGTATGGCCGATCTCATACGGGAACTGCCAGTGTTTTTTCTCCTGCACGCCGCCAATGAAGCTCAGTGTGCGCTCAAGCTCTTCCACCTGCGACTTCTGGAGAGCTGAATCAGAGAAGTACCATACGCCTTTGTCTTTGCTCAATCGCCCGTCACGAAGCGCAGTGCGAACCGGCACGGAGATCGTCTTCTGGATTAACCCGAACTGCTTTGGTGCCCGTGTTTTTGGCGCGGTGCGACATGGCGCGGGGATTGCAGCAGGCATACTGTAAGCCAGCACCTCATTCAACTTCCAGGCCACGTCAGGATGTATTTCAAAGTGAACGTTGCCGTTCTTGAACATCTTCACGCGCATTAGATTTCCATCGACGTTCATCCAGTCACCGGTCTGGCAGTCGTTTGCCCGATACGCAGCTGATAGCACCTCAGCAGTGCGGTTGATGGTAATAAATTCTTTGTGCGCGAAGAAATGAAGCAAGACACGCAGATCGTCGATATAGTCCTCTTTGCGATAGTTCACACTAACGCTGTCCCGCCAGAAATCAGAAATGCAGTCAGCGATTATCAGACGTTCGCTGAAACCGTTTGTCTTATTTGTCTTGTGCGCAGGACTCAGCGCCTTAAACAAGCCATACACGCGCTCAGAGAGATATTTGTGCCTGTCATTCAGCAAATTAAGCATCGTGGGTATGACCGTTTCTGCTTTGAACTCCGGTACACCAACGAACTCTTTAACCTTCATCTGGTAGCCGGTTCTGTCAGTTTTGATGACTTCCTGTTTGCCCTCTATAAACTGCTCGCGCCACTCATCTCGACGGGAAGCTGGCATGATCAGCAAAACGTTAGTCATGTCCGTGACCTTCCTCCAGTACTCGGCCCAAATATTCTGTTTCACCCATTCCAGATCGACTTTATCCAACCAACCTCGATTTAAACGCGAGCGATCTTCATCTGGTCGATGGTTTAGTCTCAGCAGGCGATTAATCATGTTGTGGCGTTCGTCGCCATAAACGAAGTCGTGTACCTGATACATGAAGGCGATCTCTTTCTCGCACTCGGCCACAATTTCGTGGATGACGTTCATTTCCTGCCGATAGTCGATAGCAGTGTTTGAGTTGGCATCGTCGATGATGGAAAGGGCTGTATTCATAATTGCACCATTAAGAAGTGATTTGTTTAATGGTGCAATTATTTCAAAAATGAAAAGGTACTAAATAGAAATAAACAGGCAATCCTTCAAATAAAGGCATTGGCTAATCATACTTGGAGGTATTTATCACCAGAATTTTGTTTGTATAAATCTTCTTAATATCCCATGTGACATTACCGGAATACCATTGACCGTTATATACTTGGTTTCCAGTTGCACCTGTCATTGTTACATAGACAGGTCTGTCGTAATCGGTTCGTCTATAGTTATATACCCCAACCATAGCAGGCATTACCGCACATGGATACCCCATATCTATTGTAAATTGAGGGTCAGAAATAGTGATAAGTTTCGCATCAAGGGGCATCATCTCACCGTGATACACCATTGCGCCTGCGCTGTTATACATGGCAATGCCATAGCCAGAATGTGGTAACACCATATCAGAAAAAGCATAAACTGTTATTGTTCCGGGGCTACCATTTACCTGATGCAATCTGAGAGCATTGTATCCGTTACTATGCTCATGAATAAACATCATGTTCGCCTTATTACTGCTTTTTATGAAGAAAAAGCATGATTTGTTTGATGGGATTGATGTTTGAAAAACAGAACCTTTAGATGTAGACATTGTCCCTTTATTAATCAGATTTTGCGGAGTAAATTCTGGACTCATCCACAAACTTCCATCTGATTGAGTAATTGACATCCCGAACATAATTATCCCCAGTATGTGTATATGTAAGAACCAAGCCCCGTATATAAATTTGACCAACTAACCGTATTTCCATTAATAGTAACTGTTGGAACAGGTAAATTAATGTAGTTGTCGTTGTTAAGAGGCATCAATGACCACACGGCATGTAGCGATTTACCCGGTGGCGGATTGGAGTACGTCTTAGAGCCTGATGACGCAGTAAATCGATCAAGAAAAAAAATAGGAGTAAGGAAGCCAGTAACGTTAATTCCTTTATTGTTGTAAATCCCTGTACCGTATGCCATTTTTCATCCTTGTTTTTTATCAACACAATATGGCCGATCATGCGGCCATATCAGATCAATTAGAGCTTTGAAAGGCTTTGTGTGGCTGTGTTGCGAGGTTATGTCGATGGCTTAACTCACGCATCATGTCTTCAAGCCGACTCTTTGTGTCGTCGAGTTGGTCGGCCATTGCTCCCAAAAGCTGACGAACGGCCATCGGATCATCGCTGTTTAGTGATGGCATTTTATAACCCGCCTGAGAAGACATAAGATTGAACGCAGACATCAACATCGTTAGAGAGGATTTAAGCCCAGCAATTTCACGATCTTTGCTGGCAATAATCGCCTCACTCTTGTTAGTGTCATCAGTTCGTTGAGTCTCGCTCACCATATCCAAAGTCGCCTGCAACTTATCAGCGCGCTCTTTTTCAGCAAGATAATGAACACCGAAATGATGTGCTAAAGCTACAACCTGAGTTGGCTCTTCAAAGGTGGACTCAAAATTAAGTGCTGTAACCACTCTCTCAAATATGGAAACGTCTTCTATTCCTCGAAGAATGGCTAACATTTTGACCAGTTCATTAGCATCCATTTCTTCGAATAAGGCGTTTTGTTCATCAGCTATCGCTTTGCATTTCTTGCACATGTGTTTTTCCTAATGCTTAAACAAGTTGTTTTCTTATTGGCTTTATTGTGATGTGACATAAAAGGGGAGCAAGCTAAACGTAAAGGTGCAAACTCTCTATTTCGGTCAACGAAACACAAGGGCCATTTGGCCCTTGTCATTAACACGTTGCTTTACGGACTAGCGGATAAGCGAAGTAGATCGCCAGACCAATGAGGACGCCATCAGAAATGACAGACATCATCTTTCCCGTAAAATCCACCAACACCGCCATCACCAGAAGAGCAATGACGGTCACAAGCCGGAATCTCTCAAGCATTAGAGATAAGCATCCAGTGACAACTGAAGCGCCTGTGCGATCTTTTTCAGGGCCAGCTCTTCTTGTTCGCCAATACCGTCTTGGTCGGCAATATCAAGGCACAGACACAGTACATCTACTGCATCATTAGTCCCGGCCACATCAGCCAGCTCACGTAAAGCCTGGGCATTAGCGCGGCGCGGTGAGGCTTCGTATTGAGCACGGATATTGGCGCTCATTTGGGCAATCTCACCAGCAAACGGAGAAAACGCAGGCAGAGCTGCAATTGTTTTCTCAAGAATGGAAATTTCCTTTGCGTCGCATGTGCCATCGGCATAGGAGATCATGTACGCGCCCCACACGGTGGCTTCAACCGCATCTCGGTTCTCCATTTTTTTGACCTCGATAACAGCTTTACGAGTTTTCTTTTTGAATAAACCTAACATGTGCTTTCCTTTTGTTATTTGTTAAAACAAGTTGTTTTCTAGTTACATGAATTGCTTACGAAAAGACGGTCAATGCATATGCACTAACAACCGTCAGAAATAACCAAGTACCGAACCGACTGGAAAAACAAAAATCCCAACAACACGAGCCAAGGTCATACCAGCCTGAAACTGGAGATCACCAGAGCAAACGAGTTTTACAATGTTCGATACCCAACCGGCGGCCATGAGAGCTATGAAAGCCAGAATCGCCAGCCAAGTTTTTCCAAAGTGATTTGAAAACCAGTTCATACAACCGCCTTAGTCACAGCATGATCCTGAGTAACTGGATGAACTTGAGGTATCGCATCCACCGTCATCCCATCCAGAGTGACAGGACGCTCTACTGGAGTGGTGGTAATTGTCGTCGACGGAGGTGTGGTGATGGATGAACCCGGCATCAAAAGGCTCTGGCCGGCTGGAACGGCTACCGTCGCCAGTGAAACTATAATGAGAACGTAGGCCATTGGTTTCAGCCTCTTTCTTTGAAAATTTTCCATTCGAACTGTCCTTGTTGTTTTTCTCCTTCACTAAAGGCCGTGTACTTTTCGCTTCGCGTGAAGAACCAGAGGTAACAATCGCCCCCACGTTCGCAACAACTGACGCTTGCTTATCTAAACGTTCATTCAGCAACCGAACGGCAGTCT